TTACTAAAACTATCAATCCCGGGCTTAAACATTTAGACTCTAGAAAAGAAAAGCATCAGGCTTTCCAGGTAGCAATGAGATGAGAGCTAAAGAGTTTGTTATAGAAAACTTTGCTGACGGAAAAGTTAAAGGAAAAAGCCGCCCCGGAAGAGTAAAACGTTCAGGGGCTAGTTGTTCTGGTTCAGTTACTGATCTACGCAAACGTGCAAAAAATGCATCGGGTGAGAAATCTAAAATGTATCACTGGTGTGCAAATATGAAAAGCGGAAAGAATAAATAATATATTATGAAAATACGTGATATTTTAGAATCAGCTACAGCAGGAGCAACATCATCGGCTAATATCGGCACGGTTGTTAGCCCTCATATTGCTATAGGAAAAGATCGTGGAAATAAAAGCTACACAGGTAGCCCAGGCAAATCTGGTACAAAAGCACCAGCAGTTCCTAAAGTAAAACAAGCAAAAAATAAGGACGGTACAGCTAAAAATGCCCTAGATATGAAAACTAATATCTTCGGTGGCGGCTCTGCCATAAAAAGATAAATATATTATAGGATCTTTATACAGGATACAAGGACTCAAACATGGACTTCAAATCATTACTTACTAAAATTCATAGCTTAAACGATCAAGTTGATCTACCAAAAGCTCCAGAATTACCAAAAGCTGTTCAGCTTAACGAAGATGCACAATTACGTGTGCTAGCAGGTACTTCATCATATATTGCAGAAGCTAAGAAAAAAGCTGATGAAAAGATGGATGAAGTTTTTGATGCCGATGCTAAAGTAGGCGACAAGAAAAAAACAGCTAGTGGCGGTACAGCAGAAAAAACTAAAACTGGTTTGAAACATACAGCGGGTGATCGCTATAGTGGAAAACAAGCTGAAAAAGAAGATAAGAAAAAGAAAGACGAGTCTATTGATCCTGAGTTCAAGTCTAAATTTAGTAAGATGGTTGAAGCTGCAAAGGGTAAGCCAGATTTTGCAGACATCGACGGTGACGGTGACAAAAAAGAACCAATGAAGAAAGCTGCTAAAGATAAAAAGAAAGGCGGCGACAAGAAAGATGGCAAGAAAGGTATGAGTGCTAAACAAGCAAAATACTTTGGTAAGAAAAACGAATCTGTAAAAACTTCTAAGAAAGTAGTTGCAGAATCAGTTGAAACAAAACTATCTTTCAAAGACATGGTAAAACTAGTACAAGAAAGCGGCGGTCAACAACAAATTGATCCAAAAGACAAAGAATTATTTGCCTGGGCTGAGCGTGTTGCTAAATCTAAACTAGGTGAAGGAATGAAAGCAGATCTATATGCCGGGCTAGTATATGAAAGAATGGGCGGTGTATTTGAAATGTATGATGTGTTATCCGAAGCACAAAAGTAATTTTACCAAAAGGTAAACAAAAGCCAGTCCTGAGTTGACTGGCTTTTTTGTTGGCTATATAATATACTTTTATACACAGGAGAATACTATGGCAAAAATGTATGGTGCAGAAGAAAAAGCCAAACTTGAGAGACTTATCAATGAAGGCGGAAATGTACTTCGTGAAATTGAAGATCTCCAAGAAGGCCTAAAAGAAACCGTTAAAGCCGTAGCAGAAGAGCTGCAAATCAAACCAAGCTGGATCAATAAAGCAATCAAGATTGCACATAAAGATAATTGGAAAGATCACGAAACTGAATGGGACGAAGTTGAAATGATCCTTGGCGTTACTAAACGTTTACCAGAATGATAGAATACTTTAATTCAACCATAGAGTGGATCAAAGATGATTTTAGGAGTTACCGTAGCCGCTTTATTGTCGAGCTTCTTGCTTGGGCTATTAGTATTGGGTGTAGTATCACAATGGCCCTTACGGTCCCTAACCCACCTCTCTTGGTACTTTATCCTATTTGGATCACTGGTTGTGCTATGTACGCTTGGGCTGCTTGGACTAGGAAATCATTTGGTATGCTGGCTAATTACATCTTGCTAACCACTATAGATAGCATAGGTTTAATTAGAATGCTAAGTAATTAAATATAAGTTTAGATGGTAGGCGTGGCCAGAATCCGCACTTTAGGTATTTGCAAGCCAAAAATTGCAAGGAGAAAAAATGAGCTACGTTGACGCATTCTATGATCGCGAAAACGACACAATTCGTGTCGTTGAACGTGATGACAAAGGTCAAAGGCACTATAAAGATTATGCCGCCAAACACCTTTTTTATTACCTTGATCCAAAAGGTAAATTTCAATCAATCAAGGGCGAGCCCCTAAGTCGTGTAAGTTGCAAGAATGTAAAAGAACTTCGCAAAGAACTTGCAATTCATTCAAACAAAAAACTTTACGAATCTGACATTAACCCAATCTATCGCTGTTTAGAAGATCATTATCTAAATATTGATGCTCCAAAATTAAATGTAGCATTTTTTGATATTGAGGTAGACTTTGACCCAGAGCGTGGCTATGCATCACCCGACGATGCATTCATGCCAATTACTGCCATTGCCGTTCATCTACAATGGATGGAAACTATGGTCTGTTTGGCTATTCCTCCAAAAACTATGAATATGGAAGAAGCTGAGAAGGCTGTTGCAGAATTTCCTAACACTATGCTCTTTGAAAATGAAGCAGACATGTTAGATACATTTTTAACCCTTATTGAAGAAGCAGATGTATTAAGTGGTTGGAACTCGGAAGGTTTTGATATTCCATATACCGTTAATCGTGTAATCAAAGTCCTAAGCAAAGAAGATACTCGTCGATTCTGTTTATGGAATCAATATCCAAAAAAGAGAGAATATGAAAAGTTTGGCAAAACTGCTGTTACCTATGACTTGGTTGGGCGTGTTCACGTTGACTCGTTGGAACTATACAGAAAGTACACATACGAAGAAAGACATACATACAGACTGGACGCGATCGGGGAAATGGAAGTAGGCGAGTCTAAGACCGTTTACGAAGGAACACTTGATCAACTTTACAATAACGATTTTCGAAAGTTTATTGAGTATAACCGACAAGATTGTGCATTGTTAGATAAGTTAGATAAAAAATTAAAATTTATCGATCTTGCTAACACCATTGCACATGAAAATACGGTTCTTATTCAAACAACTATGGGTGCTGTTGCTGTTACAGAACAAGCAATTATTAATGAAGCACACAGACGAGGCATGATTGTTCCTAACCGTGTACAACGAGAAGCTGGAGCAGACACACAGGCCGCTGGTGCTTATGTTGCATATCCTAAGAAAGGTATACATGAGTGGATTGGTTCTCTTGATATTAATAGTCTTTATCCTTCTGCTATTAGGGCTTTGAACATGGGACCAGAGACCATTGTTGGTCAACTACGTCCAGATGGAACTAAAGCATACATTGAAGCAGAGATGGCTAAAGGCAAATCATTTGCGGCAGCATGGGAAGGTATTTTTGGTTCTTTAGAATATACTTCTGTAATGGAAAAAGAAGTAGGTCGTGAAATTACCATTGACTGGGAAGGCGGCGGTAGTGATACTCTTAGCGGAGCACAAATTTACGATTTAATTTTTGAAAGTAATCAACCGTGGATGATCTCTGCAAATGGAACTATCTTTACCTACGAAAAAGAAGGTATTATTCCAGGACTGCTTAAGAGATGGTATTCAGAACGTAAAGAAATGCAGGCCAAACTAAAAGAATGTATTCAAGCAGGTAATAAGATTGAAGAAGAATACTGGGACAAACGTCAATTAGTTAAAAAGATTAACTTAAACTCATTATACGGTGCTATTCTTAATCCTGGATGTAGATTCTTTGATAACAGAATTGGTCAATCCACAACTCTTACTGGTAGACAAATTGCCAAACATATGGCAAGTAAAGTAAACGAAATTATCACAGGCGAATTTAACCATGTAGGTAAAGCTATTATCTACGGTGACACAGACTCTTGTTACTTCTCAGCATACACTACGCTGAAGAAGGACATTGAGAAAGGGACCATACCGTGGTCTCGTGAAAATGTAATTGAACTTTATGATACCATAGGAGAAGAAGTAAATGGAACCTTTGCAAAATTTATGTCCGATGTCTTCCACTGCCCAAAAAATCGAGGAGAGGTCATCAAAGCAGGTCGCGAGATTGTTGCTTCCAAAGGACTATTCATTACAAAGAAACGATATGCCGTCCTCTACTACGACAAAGAAGGAAAACGTACAGATGTCGAAGGAAAGCCAGGCAAGATTAAAGCTATGGGGCTTGACCTCAAGCGGTCAGATACCCCG